GAATCAAACTCAACAGTGGTGGCATTAGAAAGAGAATATGCAGTTGTAGAAGTCCCATCAAGTGTAATTTTGATATCAGACTCTTGGATGTATTCAAATGTAAAAGAAAAAAGGACGGTAGATCCGTCCCCTGTATACGTGTTTTGAGTAATTGCCATTGTTAGTAAGAGAATTTCTCCATGTAATCAAGAAATCTTTCTGCAGCAGCTTGGTCACCACTCCGAAGGTAATTCCCCGTAACCTCTTGAATGTACTGTTTTCTATTAATTGAATCACGACTTGGAGCACTAGCAGCAGCCATCCTCATAGCCTGACGTAATTCACGATCAAGCATAATATGGATGCCTTCAAATTCACTAAGATCAGGTTCAAGTCCAGCTTCAACTGCTTTCATGTAATTTTTACGGAACTGCTTTGCAGTGGTAGATTGCATAACACGTTGAATGCCTTCTTTAAATAATCCATCACGACCCATAATATCAGTAATTTCAGATCGTTCGTCAGCAGTCAACTCAACACCTTTACCATTAGTACGTAGTGTTGGTCGAGCATCATATTCAATATCAATAAGGAATTGTTTCTCTGGACTGATCTTACCGTTTACTTTCCATGGCATGTAAGTGTTCCAAATCCGTGTTATAGGATCATCAGGAATTCCTACTGGACCACCATCGATCCAATCATTCTTAACTGGAAGATCACCTTTAAATCCAGGAAGACGATTTTGAACCATACTAAATAGTTCCATCTCCACTTCTTTCAGACCAGGGTCCATAAGACGAGAGATCTCAGCAAGTTGACTAGAACCAGGAATAGTAGCACTTGTCAAGAAACTAGAAGACCATTTGTTAATAGCTCCAACATCACCCCTAACTACATCAAGGAATGGTTGGATACCAGCAAGCATAGTCTTTTCTGTAACAGAAGATGCAAGAATAAATGATAACTTTTTAAATTGTTCACCAATATCATTAGGTGACAATGCATCAAAATTATCTACTACATCAGCAGTTAATGCCAACCAATTGGTAATAGGACCAAGGTTATCGTAACTAACCCACTTACCACCAGGCAATCGAATAGACCGTGGTTTCCAATCAGCATCACGCCGTAGTGCTTGCTTCTGTCTGTTGTAATGACCATTACCAGTAATACGGCTGTTCATAGCCAAACCAATAGCACCAGTAACAGCAAGAGCACCTATAGCTTTTCTTCCTTTGATATCAGCACGAATTTCATTATACTTTGCTCTTGCATTGTAAGGTGTAACTTCTATACCCCTTGAAGTAAGCAACTGCTCAACTTCATCAGTAGGCATCTCGTCAAAAGATTTCTTAAATGCATTAAGATCCCTTACAAAAACACCAAGAGGAGTATAAGAAGCAGACAATGCTAGTTCATTAAGAGGAGTTTTAGTGAACAGCAAAAATGGTTTGAGAATAGGTGCTCGTCGAATCATTGCCGACAAGGCATCATTAGCTGCATTATCAAGGTTTAATGCAATCTCACCTGCTGTAGCTTTAACAGCTTTATCAGTAATAAGGTCGTTTTCATCAAACATACCTTCTCGTACTTGACGATAAAGAGCATCAGCACGTTTTGCATCAAATGGTAACTTACCACCTTGAGTGATATCATCGAATGCTCTACCTTTTGCTTCAGCAGTAGCAATCATAGATTGTGTAAATCCATCAAATGCTTGCATTGCACGATTACCAAACCTAAGCCAAGGATGATTAGCAAGATCATTCATGTTATTGACGATATCCATCATAACCTGAGGACCATACTCACCTTGCTCTGCTTTAGCATTAGCAAATGCTTGAAGGATTTCAAGTTGCTTTTCATTTTTGAGACCCATATCATCACGTAATTCAATAAGATTAGGATCAGCTCCTGACCTTTTGAATACTTGATTCATGTACTCAAATGAATCTTGTAGTGTTTCAATAACACTATTGTATTGATACCAACCCCTTCTAAATGTTTGCAGATCACCATTCATCAAAGACCCAACAGCAGACCTGAATGGTTTCTCAATAAGTTGTGCAGAGTTAGCAAGACCAGCTTTAACTGGTGTAGCAAAAGCACTCAATGCACTGTTGTACACATTAGAGTAGAACCCCTTCATTACAACAGAAGGAATCTCAGGTTGATTATCAATGAATGCCTTACTCAATACACCAGTAGATTGCTTAACATAGTTATTAAGACGTGTAATGCTATTCACATTACCATCAGTCAACTCATAAGCCATCATCAATGGTGCAAGAAGTTCAGGTTCATTATCTTTGATTTCCCGTAGGTTATCAACAGTTACCTTAGCATCTTGTTTGATACGTTCAATACTAGCAAGTGTTTGGTTCTTTTCTTTCTTAATAAGGTTTTCCAAACGTTTAGCTTCAGCCATATTGAATGCTTTGGAACCAGTCTTTGTCATACGGTTCCACAAGTTCAACATATTCAAAGCACGACCCCTAGAGTAGGAGGTCATACCTTTCTGAGCCATAAGGAACTCTACCCTATCAAGGATCTGTTCTTGGGCACGTTCAATAGCAGGAGTACCTTCAGTAAGACGCATACCTTGTGCTAAGTCAGATACCTGACCAGACATAGAAGTACCTACATACGCTTGAGCACGCATGTAATCCATGTTGATGTAATCATCCATGTACTTCTTAATAGCACCCATGACACCAGCATAAGCTTCTGACTTAAGAACAGGAGCACCAGTATCTACATCTAAACCTTGATAGTTCTTGATGACACGTTTAAGCTCACCAACATCCATACGATAGAAGTCAGCAGCAAGCTTCTCACCAGTTTCTACAACGTCAGCATAACTGATATACTTACCAGATGCTGTTTTGTATCCATATTCTCCTGCATCTTTTAGTTGTTCTGCAAGACCACGGATAATCTTTTCTTGATTACCAGAAGCTTCCAATCCAAACTTCAATGCACCTTCAGAGATAACATTACCAACACGACCATAAATGCTATCAATGTTATCCATAACACGAACAGCATCAACAGAAGCACCAACAATACCTAGATCATCTACAGAACGAATACCTTGTTCTTGATAACCATAGAGATCGTGATAACCAAAGATAGGCTGGGATTCATCAATAGTTTGTTGTACTACCGTCCTAGGGTTTTCTGCAGCTATATTCTCCCAACCTTGACGATTAACATCATCCATGTTTTCCCAGGACTCAGTATAAAGACGATTGGCTTCTTCAGGAGAAAGATTAGTTGCTCTAGAAGACATTGAATCAATGTAATACTCTCTACCAGTCATAGGTGTTTCAGTTGTGACCGTACGACCATCAACGTTATACCCACCAATCTCATCTAATGCTTCAGACCGTTTAGCAGCAGAAGCCTCAATTACTTCTTCTGGTGTTCCTTCAATTTCTATGTTTTCTTTAAACCAATTCTTTGCTTTTTCAGACTCCGGTACCCATTGTGTAGCTCTATCAATACCACGAACTCCTTTAGCTAGTTTACTTAAACCAAGCAATACATCAGTACCAACACCAAGGTATGTACCTTCACTAACGTTCTTAGCACGTTTTACATCAGGACTATCAGTGTCAAGAGTAGCAACATCATCAGGAATCCAACCAAACCACCTAGGCCACGTCTTACGTAGTGTACCGGCAAGGTTATCATCCTCTTGGTTGATTTCTACTGTATAGTCTACAAAGGCCCCTGTACCGGCTGCAAAGGCTGTTTGACCTATCTTACGTACAAAAGGGTCAGAGAGGAACTTAGTGCCCTTTGTAATCGTTCCTAGGCCCGAGATACCAGCCCCTGCAAGTGAAAGTGTGGGGATAATAATAGAAGAGATCTCCCTCACACTTTGGGTAACATCACTTTCAAACTTAGGTACTTTAGGGATGTTTACATTGGGAATCAAATTTAGGAGATCAATACCAAAATCAAGAGCCCCAGTAGGGACTGCTAATGCTGCTTCAAATGATTCCCTAGGATCAGTGGCAAACGTACTAAGTTCACCACCAATCTGTACATCACGAATGCTTCGTCTCTTTGGTTTAGATGGAGTAGTATCTTCAGCGGGTTCTTCCATAACCGGTACCGTAGCAACCGGTTCGGGAACCTCAGGTTGTTCAACTTGTTGGGTTTCTAACTGCTCTAGTTGAGATTGAACTTGTTGTTGTTCAAGAAGAATCTTTTGACGTTGTTCTTCAGTTAGATCAGGCATACCTGCCAACAGTTGCTCTTCATAATCGTTCATTTTAATTTACTGTTGTTGAAAACTATTCCAAATAGATTTGGTATATTCTGCAATAGATGGGTATCGATTACCATTATAGTATTCAGGTTTATCATAATTCCAAAGATCGGGTTGACCTGAATACCACTCAGCAGCAGCACGACGAATCATCACTTCACCGCTGTAACCTGCTTGAGCTTGTGCAGTAATCATATCTTTAAACCTGCCATTAATAACTGCATCTTGAGCAGCATTATTAAACCTATATTCTTCAGGAGTTAATCTCTTACCAAGATAACGTTCAGTCCACGGACCAACGTTTGCAGGCATAACTTGACCAATACCAATAGCACCACTATCGGAATTTACAATTTGATAATCACCACCTGATTCTTGTTTAATAATAGCTCTTCTTAGTTTAAGATAATCATCATTACCTGCAAAACTAGAACGTTTTGGCATCTGTGAACTAGCGTTACTTACAATAGCATTAGCCCTTGTAGTACGTTCATTAGTACGATACGTATCATATAACCTACGAACAATAGGAGGTAAACTCGCTTTTATCTCTTGCAATTCTGTGTTCTTAGGTTGAATAGGATCAACACCAATACCACTAGCAAGGTAATTAATAAATGTCAAAGGATCCACACCCATCAATTCTGCCCCATTTTTAATCATGGGTGGTGCTTCTTTCCCGGCATACATTGCATTATAAGATTCGTGGAAGTTAGCGTGACCAACAGCATTATATGCAAATTCTGGATCATTTCTAAATTCTGGTTTTGTCATTTGACTGAGAAGACGGTTGTAATCATCTAATGATTTACCAGCTTCCTCAGCATTACTTTTAATCTCATCCTCAATCTCACTATAAGTACCCTTTGTACTAATAGCACCAGGAGTTTCTTGAAGTGTTTTAATTTGCTGTAATGTCAACGACAAAGCTTCTTCAGGTGATTCAAGACGTTGTAGGTTTTGTTTATACTGTTTAACAAACCTATCTTGCATTAAAATAACAGAGTAGTTAGAAGCACCAGTAACAGGAGCAGCTTTAATCTTTGGATGTTGGCTAATAGCAGCTTCAATTGATTTGATGTGAGATTTATAAATAGGTGATTGTCTAGTAGAAGTTTGATTACGTGCAATGTTTAGCATCTTATTACGAAGATTAGCACCCATCTTAACTTCCATCACATCATCAACAGTGAGAGTAAGATTGTTTGCTTTCTTCATAAGTTCAGCTTCAATAGCCCTATCAGTAAAGGCATTAACTGAATTATTTTGTGCAAATTCAAGTACTGGACTATCAGGTCTACCTAATGAAATAGCTCGTTCTCTGAGAACTTCTAATTCTTCTTCATCAATTCTACCATCATCATCAACAGCAAACTCATCAAAGATTTTAGCTAGTTCTGCATCAGCTTCTCTTTCTTGTTGATCTTGAGCAAAGTTATAATCACCAACTTCTCTTCGTCTCGCTGCTCTAGCACCTTCACTAATGATAGCGTTGAGATCAGGAAATTGTTTACCGAGTGGAACTGTTTTACCACCAACAGTAATGGGATAATTAAGAATAGCTTCTGCTTCAGTTTGTGAAATAGAACCAGGACCAGTAGCTTTCATACCGGTTGCTACAAATTCTCCTAGTGCATCACGCTTCCAACGTTGAGGATCTTTTTGGAATTGTTTAATTACACCTTCCAAACCATCCTTGTTATAAGTAGTAACAAGATCATCTTTAAATCTGTTCTTTACTTCAGTGTCTCGTTTTGATGCTTCCTGTCTTGTATAACCAGCAATCAGTTGGTTATTATAGGACTGCATATTACGAAGCAATCCAGAAGCTTCAAGCATCTCTGCACGAGCACCAGGAAGTTTAGTTACAACAAATTCAGAAGAATAAGTTGACAACCTAGCTCTCTTCTGATCAAGTGTAGCATCAGGACCAAGGTCAGCAATTGCTTGATCAGCACCAGTTACATATGAAGCATAAGATTTTTGATAAGCAGCTTGTGTATTAAGGTAAACATTAGGAGCATTTCTTCTCCACATATTACCCAACACATTAATCTGATCCTCTGTTGCACCTGAATCAATTAGGTTTTTAATGAATTCAGTTTGCCTAAATGCAGAATCAGTAAGGCTTTGATCAATTGAAGTAAGTTGTCTAATCTGATCATAATCAAGACCAGACTTCATAACCTCCTGAACAGCAAAGGCTTGACGTGTTTTCTTACGTTGGGTTTCAAATGTACCGTAAAGTTCAAAAGCAGTTTGAGAAAAAGAACTTAGATCTTTATAAAGCTGTTCAGTTTGTTTTGTTTTGATTTCATCATTACGTAGAGCAATCTCATCATTACGACGTACTGCTTCTTGATATTGCCTACGGTTTTGTGTTTCAAGTTTGAAATTCTGTTCTCTATTCTGTTGCTCAACCCCTTGTACATATTGCTGAGCACGGAGATAAAGCTCATTATTCTTTTGTAAGAAGGCTTGCGCCGTATTCATACCCCGAATACGACGCTCAGCAGCTTCTATGATTTTACCAGATTCATCAGGAGCCCTCAGTTGATTAGCACTAAAGCTCCCTTGTGAAGCAAAACTTTTATATTTTGACATAGTTAAGAGAGTTTAATTAACTAAAAGGACTGTTATTTAAATTAAATATTGAAGAATCAGAAATTCCTAATCCAGATCCTGATGGAACAGAGAAAGAACTAGTACCACCAAATTTATTACCACCACCACCAAACAAATTATCGAACAGTCCACCGCTAATTGCTGTTTGTGCAACTTGGCCAAATGAACTTAAGGCTGCTATATTAGTATTATTTGGTGTGTAAGCAGTACCCTTAATTGGTTCTGGTCCCCTATGAGGTTTGTAAACATCTTGCCATTCAGGACGTGGCAGTGTCATCGGCTTAGGTAGTGGAGGAGAAATTTCAGGCTTAAGACGGATAGAAGCTTCAGCTTCAATATCAGCTTGTTCACGTTGGAGATTAATTCTCCTTCGTACATTAGTATCAGATGCAGCAAGATTATCTCTTGTTACAGCAATCTGTGCCTTATCTAAACTAAGCTGATTGTTTAAATTTTCAAGATCAAGATTAATATCTTGTTCAGTAAATAGGAGTTGTTGTACAACATTTTGTTGATCAAACATAAGCTTTTGGTTGATACCCATGGTATCTAACTGCAACTGTTGATCAATACCCATTACATCAAAGAATTGCTTCTGTAATGCTGCTTCTTCAGTCAGCAAGAATTGTTCAGTACCTGCAGCCTCTCGTGCTCCAGCTTCTGCTGCAATACCCTGAGCAACCTTCCTAGCACTCCTACCAGCCTGTCCAGCAGCTTGTGCAGCTCCAGCAGCCTTAAGTGCTTCAATACGCCCCTGCTGCCTTTCAAAAAGAAATCCAGTACGTGCTGTACGAATACCAAGTTCAGTTTCAGAAGCAAGACGTTGCTTAAGAGTACGAGCTTCTGCTTGCCCTCTCATCTTAGCAAATTCAGCTCCACCAGTAAGCTGAGCCTGTTGAACACCAGCCCTAGCTTTAGCTTGACCTCTCTTTACTTCTAATCCAGCATTAGCAGCAGCAAAGTCCATCATCATTTGCTGCTCACCAAACCCAATTCCAATTAGAGTTTCTTGGAGATAGCGATCTTGTTCAATGAATGCCTGCTCTTCAGCAAGTTCATTGAATGATTTCTGTTTAGTGGCTCTATTTACAGACTCATCATAAGCACGGGTTTCTTGGGAGAATTGGTAATCCCTAATACCCATTCCATATTCCCACTCTTGAAACCTGCTATCATCTTGAAATTGAAGATTAGCTTCAGTGTTTCGTTTTAAAATTTCTTGGGATTCTTTTTGATATTTGTATTGACGTTTAGATTCACGCCAATCAAATCTCCACTGTCTTTTGTTAGACTTTTGGGTTTTCTGTACAGCTTTATCAGCTGCTTTCTTCTGCTTAGCTGCAGCATTATTACCTAAGATTGTACCAATACCAGCTTGTGCAACTCCTAGTCCAATACTAATTGGATCAACTGCCATCCTCAGACCCTCCTATAGAATCGTGGTGTATACTTTCCTTCCCACATCATTGCATTAACTGCAACAGGAAACGGTGAATCATTAAACATTCTTACTCTAAAATTTTCAGTACGTTGATGGATAGGTAGGGTGAATACATTCTCTGCATCCAATGGAACATCATTAGCAAGATAAGTGTTAGCTTCAATGACAGGTTGAACATCATACCACTCAGCCCTTCCATTTGCTTTTAATTTAAAGCCCATCACACCAGACAAGCCAACAGCAAACTTCATCCTAGAAATAGTTAGGTTAGCAGTAAAGTCTGCATCTACTTGACCAGGACGATAATAGATTCGTGGTAGTTCAACATCAAAGTCATATCTAAATCCAACAATAACATCAGATGCTACACTTGTAAGATCTTTACCAGTAATACTGAAGAAGTCTCCAGTACCATCAGATCCTCTCTCTGGTGTTACATTAAAACCTGATTCAACAAAAGATCCACCAGCAGTACTACCTTTAATTACAATGATTGGATCTAAAGTAGTTACATCATTATATGGTAAGTAACACTTACTGGTTTTAGTTGCAGAGTCATATACAACACTAGATGCTGTTGCATACATATCTACACAAGGATTTACTTTCTCTCCTTGGCTGTTAACAATAATACCTTGCTCTGGTGCTTGGCTGAGAACAGCTTTACTAATGACAAACTGGTCATCCTGTTTAGTAACAGCATACATATCGTCAGAATTAGTAGCAAGGAATTGCACAGTACCTGGCATAAGCCAACTAAACCAAGACTGCATTACATTTTCTTTACCGTTATTGTAATAAGCAAACAGAAACACTTCGTTTAGTGACTGACCACTTAATGCAATAAGTGAGTTTTGTGGACTTGAAATTAATGAATCAACATCAGGACTGATCCATTCCTTCACAACACGACTAATATCAAGAACTTGTGGGTTCTCTTGCTGTCCTCTAGTAGTCATACCAAAGACACGAGAGTAACCAGGAGTTTTAGTGATAAAGTTAATTGTTGTTCCATCCTCAACAGGATCAATATTTCTATCTAACTCATAATTAGAAAGAGTTCTAATTGTTGTTAATGCAGGAGTTAGAACACCAGTATCAGAGAACAAGATGAACTGTTGATCTTCAGAAAACAATACAACACCTTGAGCTGTAGGAACAACAGCATGAAGAGAAGTAGGTCTAATAGAAGAACAACTAATATCAATAGGATCTGAATCAATTACAGTCTGTGCTGAAGCATGGTAAAAATTATAAAAATCACCAGCTTGACTCATAGATACATTATCCTTAGATATAAA